TGCCATTTGAATTTACCTCCTATATCACAGCGTGGGCAGGACTGCGCCGGGGTTCTTGACGAAGGAGCGGTAGTCCATGACGGTAATGCCCCAGTCGAACCAAATATCCCAGACGAAGCCGAGCTGGCCGGTCGTTTCGGAGCGGCGGAAGGTCGGGGTTTCCTGGCCATTCAGGTAGTCCACCTCGATGCCTGCGGTTTCGGTCAGATCCGCGCCGAGGAACCAGGGGCACTCGCCGTCGCCTGCGAGAATGTTGAGGGTCGCATCCTCCACGATCTCGATGGGGTTGCGGTAGTTATAAAGCGGGTTGACGGCCTGCGTGTTTTCGCTGGTCTGGATGGTCGGGCTGCCGAAGATGGTCTGCATGGTGAAACCATAGCCGACAGGCAGAACGATGAGCGCGGGGGTCAGGTTGATTGCCTCGCCGAACTGATCGGTCTGCAGCTGCAAGCGCTGAATGGCCTGCTGGATCGCGGCTCCGCTAGGGGCGCAACCGGTCGAGATCAGGTTGTTGTGGTCGTTGTGGAAGAAGGTCTTGCCGTCGTAGATCTGGGCGTTGTTGAACAGGATGCTGTAGACCGCCTTGTTGATCTGCTTTTTGGCCTTCGCCGCGTAAAGACCCGGAACCTCCGACAGGAAGCCGATGTCATCGTTGATGAATGCCTGACGGCTCATGCTGAACTGGCGGCCGTAGGTCTTCAGCTGGCGCTGCGGCAGAACTGCTTCCTCGTGGGTGTCCGCTTTCAGCTCGCCGTTCTCGGGCACCAGCAGCAGATCGCCAACGCCGCCGATCAGGTAGTTGTGGCCATCGGTGCGTTTGAAGTCACGCAGGGTGCCCTTGCGAGTGATCCGCTCGAAGGTTGTCGGAACGTGGTTATACAAATGCACGATGCTCTTGTTGATGGCCGTGTCCATGATGGCGGGGAATGCTGCCGTCGGGTTGTGGAAATCGCGGGCGAGGTGCGAATAAAGATCATCCGTAGACATGCGCAGATACTCGCTGGCGCTCTTATGGCTTTCGCGGACGAGGCACTCGATGCCGATATCGCGCAGGCTCATGCCTGCGAAGCTACGAGAACCTTCTGCGGGGGTCGCAGGGGCATTGCCGCTGCGAAGCATCAGACCATCTGCGGCGGCGGCGCGGAATTTGTCGCCCTCATCCTCCGTAACGTGGACGCCGCCAAGGCTTGCGGGAGCGCCGTGCGCCACCATATCGTCCAGAATTGCCTGGCGCACCTGGTCCATGCTCTGGCCACCGGTGATGTACGGTGCGGGGTCCGTGTCGAAAGAACGACACAGGTTGGTGATGTCCGCCACTCGCTGGCGTTCTGCGGTGCGAGCTTGCTCGATTTCCTGCTGACGCTCTGCCTCGGCTTCGGCTTCGGCCTCAGGGCGCAGGGCGTCGATTTCGGTCTGCAGGGCATTAAACTCGCGGGTTTCATCTTCGGTCAGGTCACGACCGGCGATGTGTGCAGCGTTCAGGATCGCCTGCTGACGGGCGATTTTCTGCTGCAGCTGCTGTCTCTTGTTCATGCTGTCTTACCTCCATCAAAAATTTTTATTTGCGGTGAGGCGGCTTGCGAAATACGCAAAGCCAGAGCGTTTTGCAGCGGCTTCCTGCTGCGGCTCTCCCTCGTTAAAGTCACGGCCAACACCGACCGTGGCATCTGCGGGCACTGTTACGATGCTGATTTCGAGCGGCGTCCATTTCCTGGCGATTTCACAGGGGCCGGTGAAGCGACCATCCTCTGATTGCTTGCCCGGTTTGACGCTCTCCCACTCGCTGACTGTGTAACCAACGGAAACTCCTCTTAGGGTGCCGCTGGACACCTTCTTGCAAATCCGGTCGCCGATGTCATTGTCATCGTCGAACTGAATAATGGCTTTGCCTTTGCCGTCCTCGACCCAAGCGCGAACGACTTTGCCGCAGGCATCGTCCCGGTTGTGGTTAAAAAGCACCACGCCGATTTCCTGCAGGCGGCTAAGGTCCACGCAGCCATCTGCATGGTCGAGGATCTCAGGACCGAACCATCGGTCATACGGAACCTCCGAACTAAAGCTAAGTTCAAAAGTCCGGCCATTCGCATCGCTTTCCACTTTGCGGATGGAAGCCTCCCTGCAGTCGCGCTGTCCGATGTTCCTGTTATTCTGCAGGGGGTTCGTTTCCGTCGCTTTCGTCGGGTTTGTTTTCCTGCTCATTGAGTGTCGCACCTCCGATCGTGATTCCTTGTTCTTTTGCGTATTGAGCGACCTCGGCCATATCGTCGATTTGCTCTTTCCAGTCGCGGCCCTGTTCGGCGCTGATCTGCTTGAAGCTCTTAACGCCAGAGGACAGCGCCGTCGCGTTGGCGTTCGCCTCTTTTTGAGGGTCGATCCACCGTTTGGGGCTGATCGTCCATTCGTGATTCATATAGGCCGCCTTATTGGCCCAGAAATCAGGAATGTCGAGGGCCCCAGCTAAGACTGCCGAAATCAAAAAGGTTTCATAAACCTCCGACATCACATTTTCTTGGAGCAGTTCGATTTCTTCCTGATAGGTGAGGTCGTCCTCGATCATGCCCTGGCGAGCGCTGGAGTAGTTCGTCTCGCTCATGTCGCGCGAGGTGGCCTCGTAGCTGAGGCCCTGTCCTCCTCCAACGAGCCGCTGCAGCAGCTTCAGGAAGCCGGTGGCGTCTGTGCTGCTGCTTTTCGGATCAATGACCTGCGCTTCATCGCCAGCATTCATTTCGGTGATCATGCCCGGGGTGAGCATCTTGCCAGAATACTGTTGGCCGCGATCTCCGTTCTGCGCTGTGTTCCGAGGCTGGAATCCTCCGCCGTTGGGCGTCTTCTTTATCAGCACGGCCAGGCAGGCGGCGATTCGCTCTTTCATGCTGACCGCCGTGATGAATTCGTTTGCGTCTCTGATCCTGTTGATGGTGGGCGCGAGATCACTTACTTCTCTCAGCTGCGAGGGGCGCCTTTTGGAATAGTAAAAAATAATATCCTTGGCCGGATAGTAAACCGGTTGCGTCAGTTCCCATCCATCGAGGGAATATTGCTCAATCCAATAGCCGACCGGCGCTCCGAAATCGTTGTACTCCACGCCGCCGATGATGTGGTTTCCTGCGGTGTGCGGAACGACTGCTGATATGGCAAGTTCGTCCACTTCGAGGACCTGCAGCTTGAACGGAAGAAGACCGCCGGTCGTATAGCATTTCTTGAAAAGAATGCCGCCATCGACCTTTTTTCTTTCGACGGCCATGCGTAGGATCTGATTAAAACTCTGCTGATGCGTCACATCGCAGTTGTTTCTTTTGGTCCATTGCTTCCAGAGGTCCTCGATTTGCTTATTGAGCTCAGGGTCGCCGGTTTTGGCCTGCAATTTAAATCCAACACCGACCGTGTTGCGCTTAAATGCCAGGATTATGGAGTTGGCCATGTCGCTGTTCCGTTCCAGGTCGCGGGCGCGAGCGCGGATCGTATCACGCGCTGTACGATCGACCCAGTCGGCGGGCTCATTCGTGGCTCTCCAATTTTGACTCAGGCGGCCATGGTCGGCGGCATCGTAGCCGCTGCTGCGCATATATTCAAGCTGCTGCCTCCATGCCGCACGCTCGCAGGCCGCTCGGGGGGAAAAGAACCCGATGATGTTGTCGATCCAGCTCAAATCCATTACCTCCCGTCAAAAAAAGCAGCATAGGTGTTGCCGAGCAATGTGCCGTCTGCGGAATTGGCCACCTGTGCCGCGAGCTCGGCTCGCAGGTTGCGCAACTCGGTGATGTTGGCTCGGGTCAGGCTGCGGCTGCCGATCTTGTAGGATTGGCCGCCAGCGGTGACCGCGACGATGGCCTTGTTGACCTCAGCCAACAAAGAAGCTGCGTCGTAGTCTGTTTTCAGTTCGTCTGCCATCGAAGTTCCTTTCTTTTAGCTGAACCAGTCCGGTTCGGAATGTTGGAGCCAGTCGCTTGCGTTTTGCTGCTGTTCGGCATTATTTTTCGATGTGCGCGAAGCCGGCTCATCAGGTTCGCTCTCTTGACGGAGGAATAGGGTGCGCACATTGAGGTAGTCGGCGGCTGCCATCGCGTAGACCTCGGCATCGAGGTAATGGTTATCTGCATGGGAGGATTTGGGAACCCATCTTGTGACGGTCGTTCCGCTGCTGCTGCGCTCGGTGACTTTTTGCTCTGCGGTCACCTGTTGGCAATATTCATCGTCAACGTCTTTGTGGACCATCCAGCTTCCTTTGCCGTTCGGTTTTCTCATACGGCTGGCGATCATGTCTTTGTATTTTCCGCCATCCACGAGAACCAAGTTCATGCCGTATGCCCGCGACCCTGCTTTGTTTACGGTTGTCAATTTGTAATGGGAAAGCATGGTGCTGGTGCCCTTGCAGGGCAGCGACCAGTCGGCGTTGAGAGCACAAAAATCATAGATCTCATCCGTTTGGTCGCCGGAATCGATCAGGGCAAGGTCTACGAGGAATTTCTGGCCATCCGGTCGCTGATACTCGAGGTTCATGATGCCTGCGACCTCGTTCAGGCTGAACGCCTGGCCGTGGGCGACGTTTTGAGATGTCAGAAAATCGCCCCAGGCTCGTATGGTCCAATAGAGGCAATTCTCTTGCACGTCGACGCCGCCTGTGAGCAGCTTCGTCCATGGGGGAAGCTCAAACATGGGAATGTCGGTTTGGCGTTCCTTCACCAAATCCACGCTAGTGGTGAGCTTCGTGTCTTCCCATGGCTCCGCCAGCCAGCTATTCACAAAATTCTGGAGGGCCTCTGGATCGTCCTTGCTAGTGAGGAATTCCTTCACCATCTCGGAAAAACGGACGAACGGGCTGTATATGGTGTTGATCCAGAATGCGACCCTTCGAGGGAACTTCGTCTTTTCTGAAACGGTCCGCCATTCGCCGTAGCGCAGCATCTGGGCCTTATCGTGGTCGGTAATGATGCAGCCGCATTCCTGGCAGACGTAGTTGGCGAATTCGGCCCGGTCCGCATAGGTCATTCCTTCATCGTTGGGGAATTTAACCTGCGACCACTTTAATTCGATGTATTTCCCGCAATGGGGGCAGGGCACGAAATAGTGACGGACCTGATCCGCGTCCTCCAGCGCTTTCCAGATGTGTCCGGTCTTCAGCGTGGGGGTGCTGGTCATGAAGATTTTGCGGTTGTGGAAGGTCTTGGTTCTCTCTCTGGCCAGCTTGATGGGGTCGGCTTCTTTTTTGCTGGCGCCTGGGTATTTGTCGACCTCATCCAGGAACAGAAAGCGGATCGGCTTGCTGGCCAGCTTCGACGGGCTGTTGGAACCGACCAGGTTCAAATACATACCGTCGAATTGCAATTCCAGCGTCTTGGATTCGTTCTCGTGGTACCGTGCGCGCACCGGTTTGGATGCGCTGATCATAGGCTGAATGCGGTTTGTTGAGACGCTTTCCGCCAGCTCATCCGAAGGGTAAACCACCATAGTGGGTGATGGGTCCTCTTGAACCGCCCACCCTACTGCGTTGATAATGATTTCGGTGCCGCCCAGCTGGCTGGCTTTAACGAGATCCACCTCCTCCGTCTCAAAATTGCACAGCTCATTCATAATGTCGATGAGGTAAGGGGTTTTCTCGTTTCGCCATGGTCCCGGAAGGGCAGATGATTTAGGGTCAAGGACCCTGTATTTTTCTGCCCACTCGGAAATGCTGATATCCTCTGGCGGGGAT